GCAAAAGTAATAAAATAACAACTCCCATTACAAGTAAGCCAATTGTTTTATTGCTGGAATTATCTTCATTCGTTGGTATATTATTACTGCCTATTGAAGAAAATAAGACAAAATAAGCTAAAATGATTATTAAAACAACAACTAATGCTAAAGGAACTACAGACCCATATGTATCAGTTTCTATTAATTTTGATGAACCATCAGAGTTGTGTTTTGGGGCATCTAAATTAGGAATATCTGGAAATGTTATAGAATCTAAACTAATGCTCATTGTATATTATATATATATTTATAAACATATATTTTAAAAAATATAGGTTTATAAATATATATATAATATAGTTATATTTGCTTTTTACGATAAAATAAACAGTATGACATTTGAGAGATAACCTTATCTCTATTAATTTCATTTACCATAGTATCATTCATACTATACCACTTGCAATTGGCATTCTTTATATAAGAAAAATAATGTCCTCCTCCACCTCCACCTCCTGAATGATTACAAACGCCATATAAATCATAAATATAAGATGATGCCCCATAACCTTTAACATATTTTGATAAATCTACATTGTCTATTGGAATATCAACATAAGTATGTATTTTTTTATTATTAACTTTTGATCGTTTTAAATCAATAATCAAAATATTAGGTAGACTCCAAAATACTATATTTTTAATAACAGTTTCCTTCTGATTAGTTTTTTCATTATACCAAGCGTTATCTCCTGTTAAAGTTTCTCCACTACAATACATATCAAAACAATCATATAAAGTAGGAACAAATATTGGTTTATCTGCGGGCTTTTCTGGAATTGGTAGATTAATAACAGAAAAAGGCTCAGCTACCCTGCTTACTATTTCTTTTGTCTCAACCATAGAGAGTTGAGATACATGAATACCATAAAAAATATTTACCATATCTGAATAGTCCTTTTTATACATATTTTCCATCATTTTATAACATGCTATGGCTAATTTGTCTGTTTCATTTTTACAATCTCCTGTTATTTGCATACTAACTTCTCTGGATAAAGCGGTATGAAAACAATCAATAATAAACAACAAAAACTCTGAAACATCATTTTGATTATATCCAGTAAATAAATCCCGACCTTTTATTTTTGCAACATGTCTAATTGTTTTAATAAACCCATGTGGAGCAATAGTACAATTTTTTGACCATAGCATTTCTCGTAATTTATCCCATTCGAGCAAAACAACAGACTCGGGTAATTTATTTAGATGGCGTTTGTAATTTCCATTATCTAAAGATAAAAAATGGTTAAACTCGTATGTATGAGATAGAACTTGCATACAAGAGTTTAAATAACAAGTATTTCCTAGATTTCCTAACCCACTTAAACCTTTGTCTTTATATAAATCAATATCCATTAGTTATTATAATAATTTATATTTAAATATACTTTTATTATAATCTAAATTATATATAAATGAGAAAAAGAACTAGTAAAATAAAATGTAGTAAAATGAAATCTAAAAAATATAAAACTAGAAAATCACCACCATTTAGAGCTATTACATGTGCAAATAAAATTAAAAAAGGAAAAGACGGGTTATATAAATCTATATCTGATATCAATGGTAGATATTTTTGGTCTAAGTTAAGTGATAAGAAGTAAAAATAAACTATAACATTGAAATATCTCAATACATAGTTGCGACCATATGTCTTTTCTTGATACTTTTTCTTCTTTTCTTGATACTTTTACCTCTTTTCTTGATACTTTTACCTCTTTTCTTGATACTCTTTCTATATTTTTTAATAGTTTTCTTTTTCCCGCCTCTTTTCAAATTTTCTAAACGTTGGCTTAATTCTCTATCGCTTGTTCCTGGATCAAGAAACATTTTAGTAGATGGCATAGATCTTATCAATTTTTTTGATTCCTTTTCTCCTTGTTTTTTTTTCCATAATTCTAAACGTTCGATTGGAGGTCTATTACTGTAACGAATACCAAAGTTCATAGCCATGAAATTATTTTTACCCATTATATCAATCGCATCGCTATCATTATATGATGATTTTTCCCATATGTTAGGATTAACCTTATCAATATTAAATACTATATCTTCTGGCGAAATCTTCATAGGCGACAGAGACTCAAGAGTATTATATACATACTTTGAATCAGATGTAAATGTACTTCTAAACCAATCCATTTTATATAATATAATTATATTTTATTATATAAAACTTTTTTCTATAAACTACAAAATATATTACTAATCACTTGTTTTTGCTGTTAAAAATAACGTATCTAGTGTGATTCCTGCTATTGTAATAGCAGTTCCAGTTATTGAAAGTCCAAAATATATTTTATATGCTAGATTTTCTGTATCTTTATTTCTAAATCCATCAAATGTAGAATCTATTTTGTCTTTTTTAAAGGTTCCTGTTGCTGTTAAAATAGGAAATACTATTAAAGGAATACCTACGCCAATTAAAGCACTTCCAATATTTGAGTTAGTAAGACGTTCTTTTCTTGTACAAGTGTATCTTCCCATATATATATATATATTAAGTTTAAAAATATTTTATATTATATTATTTTTGCTCCACTATATAAAATATAAGCTACACCTGAAGCATAAGCGAATAATGACCCTCCAAAAATAAATCCACCAGATGAACCTCCGTCAACTTTAGCGTCTGGGTTTTTATAACTACCATCTGGGTTTTTTTGTTCTTTTTGTTTATTATTTAACAACACTGAACTAGTTGCAACAGTTACAACGCTGGCTGCTAAAATTAAAGCACTAAGCGGTTTACCTATTTTTTGTTCTTGTTTGCTACAAACTAATCTTCCCATATAAAATAAGCATAGAAAAACTAATAATTAAATAATATTATATTCAATTATCCTAAACTATATATTACATAACTTTTCTACAAAAACTTGTAATTTCTCTATTACCTTTATTTGCGTTATTTGTTTTACGAATATATTCATCAAATAATAGAGCCTTTACTTCTTTATTTCTAAGTGACTCTTCTTTCTCTTTATATTTTTCTGGGTCTGGATATTCTTTTTTAAGAGCATCTAATTTATTTATCCATTTATGTAATACGTATCCAACAACACCATCTCGCATTGTTTTTTTCCCTGTCTTTTTTTTAAAATCATTCATTTGTTCTAATACTAGCGCAAATACTTGTTGAACAGGTTTCATAATTTGATTTGTTATATAAAACGAATAATTGATTTTTAATTTATTGGCAATAATAAAGTCAGGTGTTTCAATTCTTTCACCTTGTAATGCTTTTCTATCAGGATTTTCAATATAAACATAAGGAATACGGTCGCCATTACCAGGTTTATTGCCTGAATCACGTTTACCCATTCTATCAGCAAGAACTTTATGAGCAATTTGTTGTGGATTTTTATAACCAGAACGTAATGACTTTGTAATAACTAACTTGTCCATTCCATATTTGCCTTCTACTATATTTTGCATACACTCTTTTAAAAACTTAACAGCATGTTCAATATTTTTTTCTTTCATTAAAATGTCAATAATTCCACCGTAAACGTCTTTCACAATAGGCGCGTTGTCTCTGCGTTTTAATACAATCCCCATTGACTTGCGAATAGAACTATGTGGGTCTTTTTCATAAAGCATTCCAACGTATCTTTTTTTTGATAGCAAGCAAAATGGCATAAATGTTTTTTCATATTCTAAGTCGTGAGGATTTTTTAGAAACTTAGAAGCCACTTCGCCTGCCTGTTGAGCTAATTCAATTGTGATTTCTAGAGCTTTTTGTCCTAATATTTTTTCACCAGTGTTTATATCAGTCAAGTTAAACTTGAAGAATACAGAATCAGTGTCTCCATACACATATTCAGCATTTGTCTTAACTAAACCATAGTCTTTTGTAGGAACAATTCTATTTTTATATGCTTCTTCAATAACTCTCTGAGCATAAGTAAGCAATTTTCGTCCAATTGCAGTAGTAGACGCAGCACAATCTTTTTCATAAAAAGTACTAGTTTTTGCACCTGTTTGACCATACATCGAGTTTGCAGTAACCTTAATACTTAGTTGGCGTTTGTCTAATATATTTTTCATAAAATCGTCTTTTTCATTTGGAATAAGTTTTCTGGTAGCTTTTCTAGCTGCTAACAATTCCTCTAAAATCGAAGGCATAATCGCTCTACCTTTTTCATCTGGATATTGTGCAAAACGACATATTTTATATCCACATTTAACTTTTTCCATAGCTGCCTTAGGATTATTATTTTTCCTCCGCCATTTGTATGCATCGTATTTAATATCAACATAATTATACCCAGGCAAGTTATCGTATATATATTTTCCTTCTGAGTTTTTATCGCCTGTTTCTTTTAGAAGTTTTCCATTTAAATTATACTCGCTTGTTTTTACTTTACTATCATGTGAAATATTTTCACTCATCATAGCAGAAGGATAAAGAGAACTGTAATCAACGCATGCTACAGGATCATCAAGGTATAAATTACACTTGGGTTCTAAAACAGTTGCACCCTCATAACCCTCGTCTGCATCACCTTTATCAAGAACAGGAAGAAGAGTGTTTTTTTCTCGACATTTCTTTGCGATGTAGCTAGTTAATTTAATACCTTGACCTCTCATAACTAAAAAGTCCAAAGGAACACTACATAAGTTTGCCATTTCTACGTAACCAGTTATAACATCGATTTTTCTCATTAAGTGGTGAACAAGGTTACAATCTTGAATACAATATTTTGCAATAACAGCCCTTTCTGAAGGTCCTTCGTTAGTCATTCGAAAGATATCTTGTGGAGTTACGTCGTCTTTTGCTAACCCCCAACGGACTTTTTTTGTAATAAGGTCTGGCGTTTCAACACCTTTAATCATAAATGTTTTATTATTTAAGTCAATGTCATAAACTTCGAATTTTTGTCCATTCTTATATGAATCAATCGAGTGCGCTTCTTCTTCAAAGTTAATAAAACTGTTATTTTCTAACCCTGTTAAGTTTTTGCTGTATATTTTGGTATTTCCATCAATATGCTCGATTTTTTTTACATTGTCGCCAATAAAGTGACCAGAAACATAATCGAGTTTATATTGAGTCAATTGATAATCCCTGCGTAAATAATTATATAAATCAATCTGTAATCTACCAGTCATTTTGGCAAATTTCAAATCATGCTGTCCGCTTGCAATGACCAGTGTACTTTCTTCTAGTCCTTCTTTTCCAGTTCTATAGTCTCGCTTTAAACATACTTCTTGTTTGTTTCGAGAAAGTTGCAAGAAAGTTTTATCGCAACCCAATTCTCTAGCCCGCTGATACATAAATTGATAATCAAAACCAAAGATATTATATCCAATAATTATGTCAGGATCTTCTGTTTGAATAATCTTCGACCACTGAAGAAGTACTTCTTTTTCTGATTTACAACGCACAATTTCAGCATTGTCTACGTCATCGCAAGTTCCAAGAGCAATACAATGATTTAAATATGGACTTGCCTCTCCGTAACGTAGGAAAGTTGAACCAATAAAGGTTACATTGTCACCTTTTAAATTAGGAAATACGTTAGTTAATGTTTTTGTAAGTTCTACCAATTGTGTTTCGCGTGTTACTTCAGAATCTCCGAGGAGTTCTAATATATCTCCCTTTTTTTTATAAGGTTTTGATTTTTTAATCATATTCCAATTGAAACCTCTCACTGGAGTTTCTTCTTCTTGTAT